CCAGTTCAAGGCGTGGGAACGGAGCGTGTCGCCTGCCGCCAAGGCGATGCAGGATCTCGAGACCGCAGCGCGTAAAGCCTTTGGGTCATTCGCGACCGGTGTGGCAGATGCAACCAGGATCGAAAGTGCGTTTTCCGCGGCGATTGAGAAGAGCAACGCCGCGCTCCTCGCCTCACGCTCCGCGGCCGATCAAGCGGCGGAAGCGCACAAGCGCCAGCGCGAAGCCTACATCGAAGAGGGCCGTGCGATCCGCGCGGCTACGGAGGCGCAGGAACATTACAACCGGCTCACAGGCGTCTCGTCCGGCGGCGGCATCGGCGGTCAGTCTATCGCCAATCAGATGCGCGAGCGTATCGCGGCGACGGAAGCCGAGATCAAAGCTCGCGCCGCGGCGATGGAAGCCGCACAGCAGCGCGCCAGTGCCGCGCAGGCGAAGTTCGCCGACCCCTTCCGCTCGACACTATCCGGCAAGAGCGCCGCCGATTCTGCTTCCGTGTTCAAGGCGGATATTGACGCTATCGAGGGTCGCACGCGCGCGCTCGAGGAGGAAGGTCGCGCAGTTCGCCGCGCCGCAGAGGCGCAGTCCTACTACAATCGCTTGTTGGGCGTCTCGGAAAGCAACACGCGTGGCGCCGATATCGCTGCGCAGATGCGGGCCCGCGCCGCTGAGACCGAGGCCGAGATCGCGCGCCGCAATCAGGCGGCGGTCTCGTCGGCGCAGCGCGCCGCTTCCGCGCAGGCGGCATTTGCTGACCCGTACCGGTCGGCGCTGGGCGGCAAGAGCGCTGCGGAGTCGGCATCCGTTTTCACTGCTGCGTTTGAAGAAGAGAAAAAGGAACTTGATCAGCTTCTGCAAAGGTACAGCAAGTACGAAGCAGCGCAGCAAAAGGTCCAGAAGGTTCGGGAAGACATGAGCCGCCTTGTCGCGGCGGGGTCTGTATCGCCGCGGTTCGCCAGCAGCAAGGTCGAAGAAGCAAAGCAGCAGGCGAGGGAAGTGCTGGATGCGGATGCCAACGCCGAAGCAAAGCGAGTTGACGATCTGCGGGCAAAATACTCGCCTCTATACAAGGCCCAGCGTGAGTATCTCGGCGGGCTAAAGGAAATACGAGAAGCGCACAAGTCCGGCGCGCTCACTTTAGCGGAATACTCGGAAGCAATCTCGAAGACCAAGGCTGAATTCACGCGCGTCGTGACGCAGGAAATTCAGGGCGGCCGGGTGGATGCGCTGGGCCGGAAGCCTGGCGAGCGTCTTGCGCTGCATCAGGCGCGCAATCTCGGGTTCCAGGTCAACGACGTGATGACCGGGCTGATGTCCGGGCAGTCGCCAGCCATGATCGCGGCCCAGCAGGGCGGCCAGATTTACCAGATACTGTCCGATGGGCCCGGTGGCGCGGCCGGAGGCGCGAAGCGGCTCCTCTCCTACATGGGCGAGATCGTCACCGTCGGCCGCGTTGCGGCCGTCGGTATCGCCGCGTTCGGCTTTGCCGCCATCAAGGCCTTCGACGACGCGCTTGACCGCGCGATTGCCCTGCAGCAGGCGCTGAATGGTATCGGCGCGCTTTCCGGGCAAACAGTCGGCGGGCTGCAGGGCATTGCCAGATCATCGGCCGGCGGCGGCGGGATCTCCGTCGCGCGCGCGCAGTCCTTCGCCGGCGGCTTCGCCAATGCGGGGCTTCAGGGCGGACAGATTGCCGATCTCACAGGGTCGATCGCGTTCGAGGGAGGCATAGGCATCCCATACAGGGATGAGGTGCGGCTCGACATCCGGGCGGCTATCGAGCGCCTTGACGCGCTCCCCTTGCGCAGCCATCCGCGGGGCGACGACAGTTTCGAGAAACTCGACCTTGTCGCCCCACTTCAGACTCCACAAAAGGGCGTCCGTCAGTTTTTTGCGTCGGCCTTTTCGTTGTCGGCCTCGATCCGGCCAACCTGCGCCGAAGCGTAATTGATCGCCTCCATCAGGACGGTAGAGATGGCAGGATCCGCAAGCCACTGCTTCGCAGTTTCGTAGCTGTACGGAATCGCCTGACCTTCATCGTCGGTGAGACCGTCCCAGCCCTTCAGGATGGCGTCGAGCGCCTGCGCCTTCTCGATCTTCTCGATCTCGGCGGGATCGTCGCGCTTTTCCTTCGGCAGTGCCGAGAAGAGCTTGGCGCCCAGCCGACGCACGGCCGGGTTGGAGCTCCCGACGACAAGTAGGCTAACGCCGGGAATTTGCGGGACTTCGATCATCTGGCCGGCGAGGATTGCCCTGCCGGCCTCAGCAAGTTTCGAGATTTTCATGGTTGCCTCTTTGCCTCTTGTGCGCCGGTTATTCGCCGGCGCGCGTCTTGGGCTGCGGAGCCGGCGCTGCGGCCGGGACAGCATGCCCCTTGTCGACGAGCATCTTTGCGTACTTCTCGTCGGCAATTTCGAATTCCTTGCCGGCCGGGATGTCGAGGCGGCTGGCCTCTGTATCGTCCGGATAGCAGGTGAAGTCCTGGAGAGATTTCAGTTTCATTATGCGACAAGCCTCGTGACCTTGAGGGAGGTGGCTTCGGACGAGTCATACAGGCCCGTGAAGTCGAACCGGACCATGGTGTCGTCGTTCTTTCCGAATGTCGGGATCGAGCCGTTGCCGATCTGCGCGGCGGGCAGCAGGAACGCGTATTTCTTGTTCGAATCCACACCCATCGTGAACGTGATGACGCCAGAGGAATGCTGGCGGATTGCGTCGAGGAACGTGTTGTCGCTGTAATAGGCCTCGACGGAACCGCTGACCTCGAGACCGCCCAGCCCGTGCTCGTCGGTATAGAGCGAGCCGACCGAAGGACGCTCCCTCATATTGTTCGTGATGTTGAGCGTCACGCGGCTCGCGACCGGCGTAGTGCCGAGGACCGTGATCGCCGTGATCTTGTCCGAAGTGAACGGCGTCTCAGCGTTCGGCGCCGTGTAGGTGGCACCGGAGATGATCGACGTCGCCGCCGCCGAGGCCTGCTTGCCCATGATGTCGATCGACGATGTGATCAGACCGCGCATCGGGATGTCGAGGCTAAGCGAGTTGAGCGCGCAGCCCGTGAACCGGTGATAGTTCGTTGTCGCGCCGACGGGGATCGTCTCTTCGAACGTGAACCAGCGCTGCGTGTTGCCGGTCTTCAGGACGTTCGTCGCCCACGTCCCGCCGAGCACAGCCTCGAGGAAGTCGTCGAAGTTCCCATTGTTGAACTCGAACGGGATGTTGCCGCCGACGGACTGGCCGACCAGCAGTTCGGCGCGGATGTCGCGCACAAGGCTGATATGGCCGGAGCGGACCGTCTGCTTGCGAGGCTCAAGTGCCCCGCCCGTGCGGCGGATTTCCTTGAACGTCGGCGTCGACGGTGTCGTGCCGAATGCCGACTCCGCGATATACGCGAAGCGGGACTTTGAACCGTCACCGAAAGCCATGGCGTTCTCCTTACCTGTGAATGTCGAGGATGTAGTCAGCTGCGAGCCTTAGCTCGCGGTAGCCCTTGATCTGTGACCTGGGAACGATCGCCGCTGGCGGAACTTCGTGAATGCGCAGGCCATTTGTGTTGTCGCGATATGCCCGCAGGACATCTCGCAACTCGTCCATTCTCTGCACCCATGTACGCATGTCTTCGACGCGCGGGATGAAGACTTGGAATAGGAAGGCGTTTTCTTCGCGGTAGACGTTGTTCCCAGGCGCGCCCCAGCTCTTTTGCGTTTCGTCACCGACAAGCGGGAAGGCTATTTGAGCGAAGGCCTTCACCGTCGCCGGGACTTCCGGCTCGCTGTCGAAATCGAACGCGCGGATGTCGTCGCAATATACCCAGTTGTCCCTGATCAATTTCTCGATCAAGGTCATTGCGCTCGCGCTGGCCATCTCACCGGAACATGATCAGAATTGCGGGATTGCGGGTGTCTTTTTCATACTGGCGACGAGCCTTCGCGACACCGAACCTCTTCGAATTCGTCGCTCGCCTTCCAGAAGCCCAGCCTTCGAGCGATGAAGTCATGCCGCCGATATTGCGGAAGGTGTAGGATATCTTCGCTTGATTGCTGAAGCGGCGCTTCGCCATCGCGGCCACAACCTGAAACACGCCATCGGGGGCTTGGCTCGATATATACTTCTTGCCGGCCACACCCTCGAGCTTTCGCGCGTATGGCACAGTGGCCATGATGACGACTTGATCCGCACCTACGGCGCCGGCTGGATCTGCGACCGCGCGATCATCGGCGAATATCGTGATCGAATCCCGATAATCACCTTTCAGCACCGGAGCCTTTTCGCGCAACGTGGTGTAAACCCAGCGCACCAGTTCGACGCCGATATCCCATTCCGCGACAATCACACCGTCCGGGCGGACGCCCAAAAGGTTCGATGATCTGACGCCGTCGACGAAGGTCTCGTAGGGAACCTTGGCTCCCAGAGCCGCTGCATTGGCGCGGTCATAGATTTCAATCTCAGCCTTGGCGAAGCCTGCCAGCGCCGCCGACTTCTCCGCATTCGTAAACCCGACCATGTCGCGAAGGATCTTCGTGGTGTCCATCGCGTCGAACTTGGTCGTGATCATCGGCCGTAGACCTCGACCTCATAGGCCATCTGCACGCCTTGCAGGCGGCGGGCCGCGGTCTCGACGACATCGACGATCATCTCGACGCCATCCACAACCAGGATGTCGTCCTTCTTGATCGGCACCTCGACGTCTGTGATGTCTTCGAAGAGCACGAGAAAACGGCGGGCGGTTGTCACGATCCCGCTCTCCGAAGCGGCGTCGGATGAGCGGACTTCGTTCTGAATTGCCTTGACGTAGACCGTGGCCTGATCAAGCGGCGAGCCGTACCGCTCGCGGCGTAGGGTGGCTTGCTCGCCAGCCTTGCGCATCGCGCGCGCCCACATCGCTCTGACCGCCGTCGTCGTCATCAGTAGCGCGCCGGGATGTATTGATCGAGAACAGCGGTGACTTCAGCCGGCAGTTCGCCCGACGATGACCCGCTGTCGAAGGATACCCGGTAGACGTCTGGCACCTCTTCCGACCGCACCGTTGCATCGCGATCGCGCGTGGCGCGTCTCGCTTTCACAAGAGCGATGCACGCCGCCTCAAGGTCTTCCGGGATCGAAGAGAACCCGCCCTGATAGACGACCTCGACAAGCCCGCAATCCCAGCAGATTGTTCTGCCGTTGTCGTCGAGTTGCCGGAGATAGCCGGTGTTCGTCTCGGCATGATAGTTCGCCGCCAGAATGGCAACGCCGTCGATCTTGACCGACGTGATCGTCCCAAGCGGGTATCTGGACAGCATGAGGATCCCGGCCGGATACGTCACTTCGAACGTCTCCGTCACGGTCTCCCGCTTGAACACACGGCCGCAGTAGTTCGCGATCATCTTCGACGATTGCGCCACAAGCCGGGTGAGGTACGCGTCTTCGGTCGAGCCGGAAATGCCGATGTCGATCTTCGCGTTGGCGACCGTGCAAAGCAACTGGTCGGCTGCGGCCGATGTGACCGTCAGGCGGCGCTTCGGCTGGTTCGCGATCGACATCGGCGATCCTTACTTCGACGCCTTGGGGGACTCGGTCTTGGCGTCCGGCGCGGGCGGCGGCGGAGCCGGAGGCGCAACGGGGGGCGCGGAAGTCTTGGCCGGGGCAGGCGCAGGCGCGGGCGCTGGAGCGACCGGGGATTCGACCGCGATCTCCGCCTTGTTGCGGTTGATCCAGCGATAGGCCTGATCCTCACGCAATTCGTGCACTTCGCCCTTGTTGAAAATCTCCGGCGGACCGTCGGGGCGATCCTTGCGGGCGTTCTCGATGAACTTGACGCGAATCTTCTTCGGCTCGTTTGCCATGTCTTTGACCTCTATTTCCTGGACGAGACGCCCCGGCTCGTGAGCCGAGGCGCATTACGCGGCGGCCGGCGATCAGTCGGCGATCGCGGACGGCAGCGGGACGGAGCCGTAGCGAGGCTCGTGCAGGATGTAGAGCATGGCGCCCAGCTGCGCGTTGCTGCCGATGTCGGCAACGGAAGCGCGTACGCAGTCGAAGCCGTTGTCGATGTCCAGGTCTTCGGCCTTGATGTCGATCACGATGATCGCCGCCTGTTCCGCAAGGTCGGCGTGCGTGAAGGTGTTGCCTTCGGACTGCGTGACCTGCGTGAACGTGCCGACCGCGAGGAGGTTGGTCGCGGCCTGCTTCTTGTCGACGCGGGTGAAGTTGAGTTCCTTCACGCCGGTTCCGGCGACATCCGTCGCTTGCGAAAGCGTGATGGTGGGGTCGTCGCCGGCGGTGCCGACTGCCTTGAAGAGCACGACTGCGCAGCGGCCGTAGTTCTTCAGCGAGACCCAGTCGCCAGCATTGGCACCGGTCTGCATATCGACAGGGAGGAAGCCCTGCGCGATCTGAACCTTTTCGAGAAGATGCTGATTCATGATTCTGTCTTTCGTGTTCGAGGAATCGGTGTGGATGGGTAGGGCGGCCCGAAAGCAGCCCTACCCTGCGGCTATCAGCGCGCGGCCAGAGTGACTGCCCAGGACAGCGTGTTGGCGCTGTTCTCGGGCGTGATGGCCGAACCCCAGTGCGGCTGACCGTTGAGGCGGAACATGAAGCGGAACGCCTGCAGCGCCTGGTCGAAGTAGAGGTGCATCGACACGTCGGTACGGATGTCCTGTCCGGCCTTCGTCAGCACCATATACTGACTCATGTCGGTGAGGATGATGTCGCCGGCGTCGCCAAGGGTCTTGCACGCCTGCACCGGGATCACCGGGCGGCCCATGAGGGTCGCGTAGGGCGAGCCGGACGCGCCGTTCGGCGGCAGATAGGCGGGCACCTTGCCGGCCGACGCGGCGGGGTCGAACGCCATCTGCAGGAGCGACTGCTCGACGTCCTGGTTGATGAACCACACCGCATTGCGGCGCAGCGGCGCATAGAGGCGGCCCCACATCTTGACGATGTTCGCATACCAGACCGTATCGGCGGTCTGCGGGCCGCTTTCGATCGCCACCGTGACGAGCGAGGGGGCACTCAGAATGCCGAGCGGCTTGCCGACACCGTTGCCATCGATGATCGCCGAATTGATCTTCGAGACCATCTTGGCCGGGGCCTTCGACCGCAGGTACGACTCCAGGCCCGGGGCGTCTTCGAGGAGCTCTTCGGACACCGGCACCATCGCCATGAGCTTCGCAAGGCGGATGGTTTCGGTATCGAAGGCAGCCTTGCTGGGCGTGACCGAAGCCGCTTCGTTCTCCCAGTAGACGCGGATGCCGCTCGTGTGATCCCACGGAGCCGACTCGTCCTTCGGATAGGTCATGTTGTTCGAGCCGGTTTCCATCCGGTCGCACATATTGATGAGGTTTTCCTCACCCATGACCTTTTCCCAGATGCTGCGGCGGAATTCCTGCGGGACGAGGAAGCCGCCGTCGGCGCCGGTGCCTTCGTTGCCGTAGGTGGTCGCCGCGGCAAGCAGGCGGTTGTCGGGAGTTGCGTTCGGGCGCGTGGCCTGGTGCACGACAGCCGCGAACTCGCCGAAGCTGCGGAATCCGGCACGGGGGTCGTTGGCGCGCGGGGCGGCCGGGACCGTGCGGGAGCCGGCGCCGCTGACAGGCGCAGCACTGCTCGGCTCGGGGGTCGAGCGGCGCCCGGACGAAGCGGGCACAAGGCTTTTGATCGCGGTGATCTGGTTGTCGATCTTCACGATTTCGGCGCGACCGGCATTGATATCCTCGACCTGTTCATCGGTGAGGTCTTCGTTCTCGCCAAGGCCGTTGACGATCGCCTCGAGCGACGCGTGAAGTTCGTCCCGGCGCGATTCCAGGGCAGTGATGCGCGACTGCACATTGCTGTCCATGAAGATCGGGAACTGGAGAGCGGGCATGGCTGCGAGGGCCCGCACGGTTTGCAGGTTCATCTTAGGCTCCTTGTCAGGGTTCGCTTGCCCAAGGCGGCGAATAGAGGGCATCCGGTACGGGCCGGAATTACTGGCGGCGAAGGGCCGCGATCGTTGCCAGCGCTGCGGCGCGCCGGGGGAAGAGTTCCGTCGGGCAGTTTTTGAACCGGCCCGGGTCGCGGACAGACGCCGCGGCCTTCAGGTTTTCGACCATCTTGTCGGCAAAGCCGTATTTCACGGCGTCGGCGCCGGTGAACCACGTTTCCGCATCCATCCACGCCTGCACCTCGTCGGTGCTGCGCTTCGTGCGCGCCGTGTAGGTATCGCGGATCGACGTGCTGACCGATTCGAGGAGATCGGCGGTCCGGCGGAGGTCTTCGGAATTGCCCGCGGCGACGGTCCAGGCATTGTGGACCATCATAAACCCGCCTTCGGCGATGTTGATTTCGTTCCCAGCCATGGCGATGAAAGACGCAGCCGACGCCGCAAGGCCGTCAACCCAGACGACGACGTTCGCCTTGTGCTGCAGCAGGAGCGTATAGATCGCCTTGCCGTCGAAGACGTCGCCGCCCTCGGAATTAATCCGGACGTCGATCGTCTTGGCGTTCGGGACCGCCTTGAGGTCGTCCGCGAAGCGCTTCGCCGAAATCCCGTCGCCAAACCAGCTTTCACCGATCTGGCCGTAGAGATAGACCTCGGCCCGGTCGCTCCCGCGCGCGGCAAAGCGATATCCGCCCGGCGCTTTCGCGCTGGCCAGGTTCTTGACCGTCATGTGCTTGATCCTCAGTCCAGAGCCAGAACTTGATGTTCGACGCCGTCGGCATCGATGATGACTTTGACGACCACTCGAGACAGATCCTCGACGCGCAACCCAGCGTTGAAGGTGTCCTTCAGGATGAAGCTTTCGCCACGGTCGCCTTTTCCACCCTTCTCGCCCCTGTCGCCGCGCTTTCCGGGCTTGCCTTCCGGCCCGGTTTCGCCGCGCGGGCCGGGTTTTCCCTCCGGTCCGTCGCGTCCAACGACGCGGCCCAACTCCTGCACAGAGCCATCAGACAACAGGATGCGCAGTTCCCCGGATACAACCTCGGCGCGTATGATCCCAACGCCGTCATCACCGGCTGGGCCGGACGGTCCGCGCTCGCCTGCGGCCCCGCGCACCATGCCCGCGGCGATCGCCTGCCCGTTGGTCAGCGTGACGACGAGCCCGCCGTCGTCCTGCACCTCGGCGCCGGCGATGCCGATGCCGGCTGGACCGGCGCACTCGCCCACGGACTCAGTCGTGCCGTCGGTGTAGGTGAGGCTGAGCACGCCGTCGACGATTCCGGCACGGACGACGGACCGGCCAGCGACGCCGTCGCGGCCATCGCGCCCGTCCCTGCCGTCGATCGGCCGGACTCTGCCAAGGCCGAACATCCGGCCATCGGAAAGGCGGACCGACGCGACACCATCGGCGTCGACCGAAATGTCCTCAATGCCGACGCCGGGCGCTCCAGGCTCGCCCCGCTCTGGGGCTGCCGACGGAGTAGCCAGCAACTTTTCGATGGCTGCTGTCACTGTTTCGACGCGGCCGCTCAGCGCGCGGACCTCATCCGGCACAACCGCAGACTGTATTTTTGCTGCAATGTCCGCAATTTCAGATTGCAGCCTTGCCAGCAATTCCTGATCGGCATCTTTGCCGTCGACGCCGTCGCGTCCGGGCGCACCGTCCAGACCGTCCATGCCATCCCGGCCGGCTGGCCCTGCCTCGCCCTGCGGGCCAGGTTCACCACGCTCGCCGCGCTCGCCCTGCGGGCCAGGTTCACCACGCTCGCCGCGCTCACCCTGCGGGCCAGGTTCACCACGCTCGCCGCGCTCACCCTGCGGGCCCTGCTCGCCACGCAACCCGTCGCGACCCGGCGCGCCATCGCGACCATCGCGCGCAATAGGCCGCTGCTCGAGCGCAATCAGCCGGCGGGCCATTGCAGTCATACCCTGCCAGATCGAAGCTGTTTCGCTTTGCGGCTTCTGAGGCTCGGGCGCGGGCTTTGTCGCGCGATTGAAGATGAGCGGATTACCCACCGACGTACTCCTGCCCCATCACTGCTTGAAACTCGACCATGGAGGCTGCCGCTACCGGGTCGCCGGCGGCAGAAGCATCCGAGGAAGCCGGCCCCGGCGACGACGATGATCCCAAGGTCTCGCCTGCGGCAATCGCCTCCAGCGTGACGTTCTGGCTCTGCATGACATGCAGATCGCCGGTCTTGCCGAGCGTGTTCTCGTCTTCGAGCTCAAGCACGCGGTTCGGCGAATAGGCGCCGATCTGGACCATGCCCCGGTAGTATTCCATCCGCGCACGCTGGTCTCCGCGCAGCAAGGCGCGCATGTTCATTTTCGTGTAAAGGTTGCGGCGATTGCGGCCAAACAACTTGTAGTCTGCCTCATCCTCGAACCGCTTCACCCATGGCGAAATGCTGTCGACGACGACCTCGATCGCCTGATGCTCGATATTCGAGAACGTCGCGCGAAGGAGGTGCATGATCTTGTGCGGCGGCACGCCGAACCAGCGGCAGATTTCCTCGACCATGAACTGCTGCGTCTCAATAAGCTGAGACTTTTCAGCATCAAGGCTGATCGTCTTGACGTCAGCGTCCTGGTCGAGGTGCGCGGTCCGATGAGCCTTGACCGGCCCTTTATAGAGCTCCTCGAAATGCGCCCGCTGCTCGTCGAGCGCGTCCGGCGACATCTTCTTTTTGTTGATTACGACCGTCGTCGGGGTCGCGCCGTTGCCGAAGAACGAAGCGCCGAAAATCTGAGCCGCCCTGGCCCAGCCCAGAGACTGCGCCGCATAGGTGACAACGTTGACGCCAACCGGCCCCTCACCGAACCCGCGGATATGGAACATATCCATGAGATCAATGCGGACATTGCCTTTCGCGCCGTTGTTGACCTCGTAGAAGAGCGCGTTGGTCTGCTCGTCACGGCAGACCTCGACACGGTCCGGATGAATGGGGTGCATGGCGATCGGCCGGCCCAGCGTGTCGCGCTCGATCTCGGCATTGCCGTTGCCCCAACGCAGTGCCCATTGCAGCAGCGTCTCACGGAACTGGAAGGATGACCATTCCGGGTTTGGCCTGGCATAGATCAGGGCATCGACGCTATTCGTGCGCTGGATCTCCGCGCCGTTCTCGCCGTCCGCCATGACGTGCCATGGCAAAACGCCAACGGTCTGCGTGAGATAGCGGATGGACGCCCATACCGCCGGAATTTCGATCACGTTGTCCGGCGTGATCAGCATCCCCGCAACCGTGCGGCGACGTTCGGGAATGCGGTTCTGAGAGACGGATTTTTCCTCACGCGAAATCCGCTGGGCGAGGAAGTGCATCCCGTTCGCCAGCTTTCCGCGCAGGCCTTCAAGCATTACAGGTCATCCCATCTGTCGTCGAAAGCTCGCGCCATTTTGGCCTCGGCTTTCTCACGCACTTTTTTCCACATCGGATGCGATGGATCGGCGAGGATCGCCTCCTCATCGTACTCTTCTGGCACTTCTTCGGCGCGTGATTGCGCACGGTTTCTGGCCAGATCGTCGAATACCGAACCTTGCGATTCAGGGTTTGACGACATGACGTTGACCGCTGTGAATAGCGCCATGAGAGGGTCGATCTTACCGTCCGACGCTGCCTTAGATACAAGGATTGCGTTGCCGCGCTTTTCCGTCCGCGCATTCGATGCGCAGTGGTTGATCATTCGCGACC